ATCAGAGGTGGAGAGGTACAACACACAGGCGTTGTCCCCTTCCTTAAAAAGTTTGAAAGCACTGTCAGATGCTGCACTCAAAACGGCATCAGAGGTGGTTCTGCTACAGTTCACTTTCCTATCTGGCACCAAGAAATAGAAGATATTCTGGTTCTTAAGAACAACAAAGGAACAGAAGATAACAGGGTGAGGAAACTTGACTATTCTATCCAACTGTCAAAACTTTTTTATGAACGCTTTATCCAGAATCAGGAAATCACCCTATTTTCCCCACATAGTGTTCCTGGTCTGTATGAGAGTTTTGGGACCGATAGTTTTGATGAGTTATATTGCCGTTACGAGTCAGATGAATCAATCCCCAAATCCACCATTGGAGCACAAGAACTCATCCTCAACTTATTGAAGGAGAGAGCAGAGACTGGTCGTATCTACATTATGAATATTGACCACTGTAATACTCACTCTTCATTTAAAGATAAGGTTGAGATGAGTAATCTGTGTCAGGAGATTACACTCCCCACTTATCCTCTACAACATATTGATGATAGGACAGGTGAGATTGCTCTCTGCATTCTCTCTGCTATTAATGTTGGTAAGATTAAATCTGATGAAGAATTGGAAGACCTTTGTGATCTGGCAGTCAGGGGTCTTGAGGAATTGATTGACTACCAGGAGTATCCTGTTGTTGCTGCTGAGGTTGCTACAAAGGCACGCAGGTCCCTTGGAATTGGGTTCATTGGTCTTGCTCATTACCTTGCTAAACTTGGATATTCCTATGGGTCTCAAGAGGCATGGGATGCTGTTCATGGACTGTCTGAGTCCTTCCAGTATTACCTTCTGAAGTCATCTAACAAACTTGCACAGGAGAAGGGTCACTGTGAATACTTTGGTAGAACAAAGTATGCTGATGGCATCTTACCAATTGATACATACAAGAAGGATGTAGACGAGATTTCATCTCAGGAGTTGCAGCATGATTGGGAAAGTCTTAGAGAATCTATCAACACCTACGGTCTTAGGCACTCAACACTGTCCGCACAAATGCCTTCAGAGAGCAGTTCCGTTGTGTCAAACGCAACAAACGGTATTGAACCACCTAGAGACTACCTGTCCATTAAGAAGTCCAAGAAGGGTCCTCTTAAGCAGATTGTTCCCTCCTACACCACTCTGAAAAATAATTATACACTGCTGTGGGAAATGCCTGACAACACAGGTTACATTAATATTGTATCTGTGATGCAAAAGTTTTTTGACCAAGCAATCTCAGGCAATTGGTCCTATAATCCAGAGAACTACCCTAACAATGAGGTTCCTGTTTCTCAAATGGCAAATGATCTTCTAACTACATATAAGTATGGTTGGAAGACCTCATATTATCAAAATACACATGATATGAAGTCTGATGAGGTTGAGGAGGATAAGTCTTCAAATCTAAATAGTCTATTAAACGAACTAGAACAAGTAGAGGAGGGAGAGTGTGAATCCTGTGCAGTTTAAGGTAAGTTCAGTGAACAATACAATTGATGATAAAAAAGTAAGGGGAATGACTGTTTTTAACAGCAATCCCCATGACACCAAGAAGCAACCAATGTTCTTTGGTCAACCTCTTGGTGTTCAGAGATATGATTCATATAAGTATCCTATCTTTGAAAAACTTACAACACAACAACTAGGATATTTTTGGAGACCAGAGGAGGTATCACTACAGAAAGATCGTGGAGATTATCAAACACTTCGTCCAGAACAAAAGCATATCTATACAAGCAACCTCAAGTATCAGATTATGCTTGACTCCATTCAAGGGCGTGGTCCTGGGATGGCTTTTATTCCTTACTGCAGCTTACCTGAGTTAGAAGCATGTATGGAAGTGTGGGGATTTATGGAGATGATCCATAGTCGTTCCTATACTTATATTATCAAGAATGTTTATTCTGATCCATCAGAGGTCTTTGATAAGATTGTAACTGATGACAGAATCCTAGAGAGAGCAAAGAGTGTAACAGAAGCGTATGACTCCTTCATTCAAGCAGCTCAAGAGTATGGAACTGGTAACCTTTGGGAAACAGACTTTAAGGACTCTCCAACATCTGCCTGGACCAAAAGAGATGTTAAAAGAAAGTTATACAGAGCTGTTGCTAACGTTAACATTCTTGAGGGTATCAGGTTCTATGTTAGTTTTGCTTGCAGTTTTGCTTTTGGTGAACTCAAACTTATGGAAGGGTCTGCAAAGATTATCTCATTAATTGCTAGAGATGAAAATCAGCACCTTGCTATTACCCAAAACATTTTGAACAAATGGAAGCAGGGTGATGATCCTGAAATGGCAGAGATTGCTAAGGAAGAAGAAGAGACTGTCTATGCAATGTTTGAGAAAGCAGTGAATGAAGAGAAGAAGTGGGCAGACTATCTGTTCAGAGATGGTAGTATGATTGGTCTTAATGATGCACTTCTCAAGAAGTATGTTGAGTGGACTGCTAATCGTAGAATGAAAGCACTAGGTCTCAAACCCATCTATGACATTGCTGCTAATGCAAATCCACTTCCTTGGACACAGCATTGGATCTCTTCTAAGGGTCTTCAGGTTGCACCTCAAGAGACTGAAGTTGAATCTTATGTTGTTGGGGGGATTAAGCAAGATGTCAAAAAAGATACCTTCTCAGGATTTAAACTCTAGAATACAGGCAAAAATTCAAGATGACTGGTGGTTTCATGAAACAGTGGCAGAAGACTGCTCTGGAAGAGAATCCTCAATTTACAGAAAAACAAAAATCAATTTTAAGACATGGACCTCACTTCTATCTTCCAGATGAGGTCATTTTCTTTCAAGAGATTAAAAAACTATATACAGGAGAATAACTTATTATGTGGAAGAATTTAAAGAATATTCAAATCCCTGGTTCTATCTGGAGTCCCCTTTTAGTGGGGACGATGTTGGGGATTACTGGGGGTTTGTTTATAACATTACCAATCTCGAGAACCAACGACAATACATTGGGAGAAAGTATTTTTGGCAAAAACGAAAGCCTAGAGCTACAAATAAAGATAGAAAACGAAGGAGAGTTACATCTGAAAGCAACTGGCGCAACTACTATGGATCTTGTCCAGAGCTTAAAGAAGATGTTGCCAGATTCGGAAAGGAATCCTTTAGAAGAACTATATTGAGTCTCCACACCACTGTAGGGAAGACCAACTATGAAGAGACCAGGCAACTCTTCCTAAATAATGTCCTTATTGAGAGCTTGACAGATGGGACGCCTGCCTTTTATAATAGCAACATCCTTGGTCGTTATTACAGGAAGGACTATTTCACCTATGATTGCTAAAGCATTGATTGCACTTGGTTTTATGACTGCACAGGAGGTTCCACAGCAACCAGTTGTGCAACCCATCCCAGTTGTACAGTATGAAGCATCTTGGAAATGTGATGACTGTACTCCAGAAGAAAAGTATGTCCTCAAAGAACTTCAAAACAAAACAAGAATCACAGACCGCAATGCTCTTGCTACGATTCTGGGAAATATTAAACAGGAGAGTCTTTTCATTCCCAACATATGCGAGGGAGGGGCTAGAGTTTCTTACAACAATTGTCATAGTGGTGGGTATGGGCTTATTCAGTGGACCTCAATAGGTCGCTATAATAATCTTGGTAAGTTTTGTAATAAGTATGATTGTGATCCCTCTTCACTTGAGGGTCAAACTGCTTACATGATTAATGAATCAACCTTTCAAAGATATCTTCCAGAGTTTGAAGGTTCAGGTAAAACTGTTAGACAGTATATGGTTCCTGCATATTATTGGTTAGGATGGGGAATCAAAGGTAATCGTGAGATTTATGCCTACGAATATACTAAAAAACTGCAATGGTCATGATCAAAAAAATTAAACAAATTTTTGAAACACAGACTTCTCTTCTTAGAAAGAAGGCAGGTATCTTTAAAGAGGAAGATATTGAGTGTGCAATTGATGAAGATGTAGTTGACTGTGAGGAGATTGATAAAGAACCCTATGTAGGAGTTCCTGCACCAGTATTAACACCACATGATGATTGGTTTGAAGATCCTCCAAAGTCTGAAATGCAATTAGAGTATGAGCACATTAATGATGATTTGCATGATGGGTGGTGGTTGCGTGAAGAATCTGAGAACATTCATCAATTAATGTATGATATGGCAACTGAGAGTGGTAAGACCACTATTCAACTTGATCCTACTGACAGTTGGAATTCTGGCATAGGGTATTGACAAAACACCCACATAAGGGTTATATTATACAAGTGGTTGAGAGACCACTGCTGTGCTCCCCTTGCTAGTTCAGGAGTAGAGGCGATAGGAACTAGCATCTGGGTCCTT